ACTGCTCCAGTTTCCGCCCAATACGCTTCGGCGGAACGGACCATCTTCTGCAACATTACGAACACCGTAGATGCTACGACAGCAGGCTCCTTTACGTTCATTATTGAATACGTCCAGGTAGCTTAACTTAAATGGGGGGAGGCAACTCCCCCCCTTAAAAGGAGGTCATGATGGCTGATGCTGTAACGGCAACTACCGTAGAAGACGGCCCTCGAGAGGCCATCTTCTACCTCACTAACACCAGCGATGGAACGGGCGAGGCCGCTGTAACTAAGGTGGATGTTTCGGCTCTTTCATCTTTGCAGGACGGCACTGCTTGCACGGGTGTTCGTATTAAACGAATCACGTTCACCAATGTGGGTATGGGCGTAAAACTTCTTTGGGATGCGTCTACAGATGTTATCGCAGCGCAACTTCCAGCAGACTATTCGGACACTTTAGATTATTCAGACATGAGCGGTCTTCCTAATGTTGCGGCCTCCGGTGGAAACACAGGAGACATTCAACTTACTACGGTAGGACACAGTAGCGGAGACACGTACTCGGTCGTTCTGCACTGCTTGAAGCAGTACTAAGTGCTATGTCTGATAGTCTTGACAGAAAGAATGAGCTAGAGCTTGTCAAGATACAGGGGGATATAAAGCTCCTCTCGGAGAGGATACATATCATAAAGACGAATGATCTTCATCACGTTCAGAAGTCTCTTGACCTCATTACCAAGATTTTGTGGGGTGTAGGTGTTTTGATACTAGGTCAATTAGCTGTTGGTGTGCGGTTGGCTCTTTTTGGATAGGAATTAGTTATGGCAACTTCTGGTTCGGTTGATTTTAACCTAGACATGGCCGAGATAACCGAAGAGGCCTTTGAACGTTGTGGTCTAGAGTTCAGAACAGGGTATGACGCTAAAACAGCGCGTCGATCTTTAAACCTTTTATTCGCAGAGTGGGCAAATAGAGGCCTTAATTTATGGACTGTTGAAGAGATTACGCAGTCTCTTGCTCAATACTCCACGAGCTCTTCCGTAGCCACATATCCCCTTGGAGTAATTACTGCTACGGTTGGGTCTTCAACAAATCTTCTTGTTGGAAGAACTATAACCGGATCAACGAGTGGATCAACGGCTCAAGTTATATCAAAGCCCAGTTCCACTACCATAACAATCACTATCCCGTCTGGTTCATTCACCGCCGGAGAGACCATTACAAGTGCAGCAAGTGATGAATCCGGAGTTTCTACAACTATCTCGGCAGACCCAAGTTTAGATGACGTGCAGGCTACCGTTGACGTTCTGGAGGCTGTTGTACGACGAAGCGGCTCTGATATAGGAATTAGCAGAATAAGTAGAGGCGATTACATAGATACGCCTGACAAAACCACACAAGGCCGTCCATCTCAGTTTTATATCGACCGTCAAATTACTCCTAGAGTTAGCCTTTGGCCCTCTCCAGAAAACTCCACTGATCAATTAATTTATTATCGAGTGAAGAGGATTGAGGACGCTGATGCTGGAGTAAACAACCCTGATATTCCTTTTCGCTTTCTACCGTGTCTAACAGCCGGGCTATCCTATTATCTTGCTATCAAAAGGTCTCCTGACAGAATTCAACTGTTGAAAGCTATTTATGATGAGGAGTTTCAAAGAGCAGCGTCAGAGGACAGCGAAAGAACAGGTCTTCGTTTAGTTCCCAGTTTCTCGTCGTTGAGTATCTAAAATGTCTCGATACGCTTCAGGAAAATATGCAAAAGGAGTGTCCGACCGTTCCGGTAGAGCATACCCTCTTCGGCGTATGCTTATAGAATGGAATGGAATGCTCGTAGGACCTGACGAGTATGAATCAAAACAGCCTCAACTAGAGCCAAAGAGAGTTAGGGCTGATCCCGAAGCTTTGCGTGTGAGCCGGCCAGCAAGAACAGAACCAGAGGTGGCTGCGGTTTTACCTTTAAACGCCTTTAGATCTGGGTCCAGCGGGTCAGCAGTTATAACAGTTAATGAACCAGGTCACGGAAGGTCTACAGGAGACACAGTTAGATTTAGATCCGTTGAAGCCTTTGATGGGTTTACAGAAACCGTTATAGAATCTGCTAGTGGATATTCTATAACCGTTCCGACCGACAGCGACGGTGACCCCGACGCTGATTTCTATACATTTTCCGCCTCAAGCGGAACAGCAACCGTTGGAAATTTAAGTGGCGGAGGAGGAGTTTCTTCTGCTGGTCCCGTAACCCTACCCGCGTTGCCTGTCGTTGACTTGGGTAATGGATACATAACCTAGCGGAGAACTCTAAATGGCCTACACCTTTACCACGCTAAAAACAGCGATACAGGATTACGTTCAAAGCACTGAAACGACATTCGTTAATCAGTTGCCTCGATTCATTCTTAACGCAGAAGAACGAATTCTAAAAGAATCCCAGTTGGATGTGTTTCGTAAATCGTCTCAGGGCACGGCTTCTAGCGGTAATTCCTACTTGCAAAAACCTTCTGATTTCTTGTCTCAAAATTCGTTGAGCGTCATAAACTCTTCCAACAAAGAGTTTCTGTTATACAAGCAAGCTACCATGCTCCAAGATTACACACCTAACCCCGCCACAACGGGAGTACCTCAATACTACGCTGATTGGGACGAGGCTACTTTTCTCCTAGCCCCTACTCCCAATGACAATTTTACTATGGAACTTCACTATTTCTATCGTCCAGATTCTATAACAACGACTGCTAGTGGAACCACTTGGCTGGGTGATAATGCAGAACTTGCTCTCTTGTACGGCTCCTTAGTTGAAGCCTATACGTTTATGAAAGGCGAGGCAGACCTTTTGAGTTTGTATAACCAACGATTCCAAGAATCGTTGCAGTGGCTGAAGAATCTTGGCGAGGGACTCCAGACGCGAGATCAATATAGGTATGACCGTCTTAGAAGGGATGTTGCGTAATGTCTGATTCGGTTAGCGCCGGAGAAATAGGTAATGCTTTAGTATTTACCACAGATAATCGTGGTCATTCTCCTGAACAGATGGCTGAGATGGCGTTAAACAAAATAATGACGGTCTCGGACACCGCGCCGCCTGTCATACGAGAACAAGCGTATGCCCATAGAGAGCGTTTGAAAGAAGTGCTAGTCTTTTATATGAATAGGATGTGTCAAAGTGAGAGAACGACTATTTGGGCTTTGATGAAGCAACAGGGTCATGACGACATGGCCGAGATTATAAGGAGGCTGTAATGGCTGTAGGAACATCTGGTATTTGCGGCACGTACAAACGGGAAATCAACGCAGGAATCCATTTTTGGACCACACATTCTCGTGGGGACGGAAGTTCCATAGCAGCAGATACATTCAAGCTGGCTATGTTTACGAACAGTTCGTCTATTGACGTAGACACCACTGGGTATACGACGAGCAATGAAGTCAGTGGGACTAACTATTCGGCTGGTGGTGCTGCTATATCAAGTGCCACAATTGGTCTTGGCGACAACAGTAGTTCTGTTCCCACGGCGTTTATCGATATGGCTGATGTGACGTTCTCAACATCTACAATTAGTAGTGCGAGAGGGGCTCTCATATATAACTCTACTCTGGCAAACGCGGGAACGGCTGGTGATACCACACATGCTGCTAAACCTTCGGTCTGCGTTATTAACTTTGGCGCAGACAAATCGTCCAGTGCAGGTGATTTCACTATTACAATGCCTGCAAATGATGCCAATAACGCATTGATTAGGATTGCTTAATGTCTAACGCTAATCTCGGTGGTTGGGGACGGGGAACTTGGAACTCTGGTGCTTGGAATACTCCGGGTACTGTAGAAGTTACGGGTGTCTCTGCGGCCACTGCGATTGGAACTGTACAATTAGACATAACGGTTCCGGTTACAGGGGTTTCTGCGGCCACTGCGGTTGGAAGCGTACAAGTAGACGTAACGGTTCCGGTTACGGGTGTCCAAGCGGCTGCTGTTATCGGAACTGCGGTTGCAACAGGCGATGCAAACTTCTCCGCAACAGGTCTTGTTGCGGCCACAGCAATCGGAAGCACGCAGGTAGACATAACGGTTCCGGTCACGGGAGTGCAGGCATCAACTGCGGTTGGCCGAGTTCTTATTTGGGAGAAAATAGATCCCGGACAAACGGCAAGCTGGAATCCAATAACTTACACGCAGACGCCGAATTGGACTAAGATAGCGGCATAGGAATAAAATTATGGCATCATCATACACAACTAGTTTTGGTATCGAAAAGATAGGCTCCGGAGAACAGTCCGGAGCTTGGGGCGATACTACGAACCACAACCTAGATATTCTGGACCGCATTGCCTCCTATAAAGCAGTGGGGCTTTCTGGATCTACTCATACACTGACTGTTCGAGAAGCTTCTCCTGGTTCAGGCACCGAGAATCTTCAGGACGGCATGTACCGTGTTATAAAGTTTACAGGAGCCCTTGGGGCGAACAACACGGTTACGGTGGCTCCAAATACAACGTCCGCCTTCTTTATAATCATAAACGCCACTACAGATTCTGGATCTAGCGGACCCTATTCCGTAATTCTGACACAGGGTTCCGGTGCAAATATAACCGTAGCCAACGGAAAGTCGGCGGTTGTCTATATGGATGGCGCGGGTTCCGGTGCTGCGGTTGTAAATGCGCTATCAGACTTGCAAATTGGTACAATTTCAGCAACTGCTGACACCGCAGCAGGTGATGCAGCATCTATAGGTTATACTGCTTCTGAAGGTCTGATCCTAACCGGCCAGGGTAGCACGAATGACGTTACCATCAAGAATGACGCGGACGCGGACGTTATCACGATTGCGACAGGTGGTACTAGCGTTGACATCGTAGGAGATGTAACAGCCTCTACCGTACAGGCTGATGGCGACACTTCCGCTGGCGATAACGCTGCGATGGGGTACACGGCTGCTGAAGGTCTAATTCTTACCGGGCAGGGCAGCACCTCCGATATCACTTTAAAGAACGATGCTGATGGTACGGTTTTCACCGTCCCGACAGGCACCGACGACATCCTGTTTCCAGACAATGCAAGGGCTATGTTTGGTGCGGGTTCTGACTTAAAAATCTGGCACGACGGAACCCACAGCCATATTGATAATGACGGTGCTGGTGCGTTGTTTATTGCCAGCGACAGCATGTACATTACTAATAGTGACCGCGACGAAAACTTTATTTTGGGCGCAGATAATGGCGCGGTAACGCTTTATTTTGACTCCGCTGCCAAACTTGCGACCAATACCGGAGGGGTTACGGTCACAGGCGCGGTCAGCGCAAGCACCGTTGTTTTAGCCGCTACGGACACGGATACGTCCAACACTGGCAGTGTGACGATTGATTTCGCCGCTCATCAGAACTTTGTACTAACGATGCAGGGCAATGTGACCTTGGCTAACCCGTCTACTGAATCAGTGGGTCAGGCTGGTGTGTTCGTGTTCATCCAAGACGGAACGGGTTCTCGAACTCTCAGCCTTGGAACGGACTACGAAAGCCCCGCTGGAGGCGGGATTACTCTTAGCACCGCAGCAAATGCCGTTGATGTAGTCCCATACTTCGTCAAGGCGTCAGGTAGTATCCAGCTAGGCGCACCGCAGTTGGCGTTCAGCTAATGACAATGTTCGGCTCACAATGGCTGGCTAACGCTGGGTCAGGGTACGAGATAGATCAGTCTATTCGTTTCAACGACGACGATTCTGCCCATCTGTCTCGTACTTTAGGGACTGCAAGTAATCGTAAAATTTGGACATATAGTGTTTGGATTAAAAGAGCTAATCTTGGTACAAGGCAAATGTTTTTTACCGTAGCTGCTGGAGGAGGCGCACAAGGTATTATCGAGTTTGACCAAGGCGATGGCGGCGGCGGGGGAATGGATAAGCTAGTTGTTAACACTGAAACTAGCGGAACAACTGCACTGAATTGGGAACTTGAAATTGCGTTTCGTGATCCAGCAGCATGGTATAATTTTGTTTTTGTGTACGATACTACGCAAAGCACTACGAATGATCGTTTTAAATGCTTCGTGAATGGCGCATTACAAACTGAGTGGGATAGAAATTCAACTCCCGGTCAAAACGAAGAACAAGCCTTTAATAATGCTTTAGATCATAGAATTGGTGAAGGTCATACCGCTGCTAATTACTTTGATGGTTACATGGCCGAAATACATTTTATTGATGGCACTGCAAAAGCTGCGTCTGATTTTGGTGAGTACAACGACGATGGCGTCTGGATACCGAAAGCCTACAGCGGTTCTTACGGAAACAATGGATTTTTTATTGATGGGAGGGACTCCTCTGATCTTGGAGATGACGAGTCGGGAAATGGAAATGATTTTGCCAGTAGTGGCTTGGCTGCGGCAGATCAGATGTCTGATACCCCGACTAATAACCACTGCACAT